ATTGAATCTAAAATAAATCTCAATGGGTCTGTAAATGTTTTTGTAAATTGAGTTTCATAATCTACATATTTTTGTATATCAAATTCTCTAGGAAGAATTGTTGAAAAAGATACTACTTGTTCTTTAAATGTATTGGGTAAATTTAGCATTAAAAATTTTATCTTATCGCCTTCTTTTATTGTTGGATACTTATGAGTTAAATGATTTCTTTTTAAATAATGATTATATATTAAAGCACCTTTAACGTGTATTGGACTTCCTTTTTTATATACATTGGAAGTATCTGTATATTTTGAAACATTATTACAAGTTCTAGGAAAAGCAATTTGTTCTGGTGTCATTTTTAAAAATTCTTTTTTAAAGTCAGCTACAAATTTAATTAAATCTTCTTGTCCTTGATTCATAATAACACCAATCGCTTCTTTAATCTTACCTCGGCAAACTTCTGGTGTAGATGATTTAACTGCTTCAACACCCATTACTTTTAATTTAGGCTGTTCATATCGTACACCTTCATCATCACACAAATTCAACACATACCGTTTCTTAGCGACCCATATACCCTTGTTTGCAATGACCTCACGTTTCATTATCATTTTTTGAGCATACGCATTTACGTACTTCGCTAGACGTTTAAAACTATCATCTATGACCTTTTGTAGTTTATCTTCACTTGCCTTATCTAAAAATTCAACTATTTGTTGTATTGATTTTCCTTTACAAACCTTTTCAACTAATGGTGCCATCTTAACATAAATCGAATCTGTATCGGATGCAACCACATAACTTTTATTTTCTGTTCCTAAAACCTTATTCATAAATTTATCAACATCATTTTCAACCCAACGAATTGATAATTGTCCACCTAAAGTAATTGCCTCTGCTTGTCTTACATCAAAATATCTAAAATATTGATTACCAATAGCACCATAAGCACTATTCAATGCAATCTTTTTTGCCATTTGAATATTATGACACCTTGAAATTTCATTTTTATAAATTGGGTCTTTTGTTTTTTGATATTCTATTTGTGCCTTGATAGATTGTTTTTTATAAACAACTCTTTCACCATACATTTTCTCCATCAACTCTGGAAGAAAACCTTGTTTATCTTTTTTAAACATAGCACCATTGGGTGCAATGGTTACATTTTTACCTTTTGCAAAATTTAAATCTGCTCTTTCATTTAAAACACTATCAACATTAACACCGTGATGTTGAACACCAACAAATGTTTCTGGTGAAATATTATACTGCATTATTAAATGTGGATATAAACTATTCAAATCAAAAGAAACAATCCAATCGTGCATTCCTAAAGCTGGATCCTTAACATACGCACCTTCATATTTTGTATCCTTTTCGTGTTCCTCTCTTGGAGGAATCATTATATTTTTATTTCTTAAATGATTATAAATTAAAGTATCCCAACATCTAACTTGACTAAACACATCTATATAATTTACCCGAGATTCATATGCCATCGTTAAACATAATTCAATCAATTTCATTTTGTCCTCAAGTTTATCCACTAACTCTACATCTTGGATATTATATTCTATAAATCTTTGATAATCTTTAGTATAAAAATCTTTGAAAGTATCATATGGATTTTCAACCTTCTCTTCCCCTAATTCTAGTTTAGAAATATAATTTAATCTATAACTCTCTCTACGGACATAAGTAAATTTTCTATACAAATCAAAAAAATCTAATACGGTAATACCTAACATATTCCACCATTGAACATTTTTATTTCCAAATTGTACTCGTTCTGCATTAACAATATTCCAAGGTGATATTTTATTAATCGTATCATTGTCAAAAATCTTTCTCATACGATTCATTAAATATGGTATATCAAAAAACTTAACATTCCATCCTGTGATAACATCTGGATGATTTTTACACCAAAATTTTAAAAACTCTAATAATAAATTTCTTTCATTACTACATTTAATATAAGTTAAGTTTGATTGTTTGGTTACAAATTCTCCTGTACCCCAAGTAATAAGTTGTTTATTGCTATGATTTTTAACCGTGATACAAATAATTGGTTCATTAGCAGTATCAACGTCTGGGAAACCGTGTTCAGCTTCACACTCAATATCTATTGTAAATATTTTAATTAATTTTTTATCCCATTCAACACCTTGCCCATACTCGTCAGCAATATATTGATATGGAAACCTGTCCATTCCATAGATTTTGAATTGAGGCATTGACTTATAAGTTTCCTTAAATTGTTTTGCCTTACCAATACTATGAAATGGTTTAGATTTTAGAAATGTGCCGTCTAGTGTCTGATATATAGATTTTTCTTTTGTTGGCGTATAGAGAGTCGGTTGATAATTAATTCTACTTAAATAGGGTTTGCCGTCTGCAACTCCTCTTATTAAAAGTTTGTTTTTATATTCAATAACGTTAGTATAAAAATTCATAATTTAATCTCCAAATCCATCAATTGCTCTTGGACTAATTTTTGCATTGCCATCTGTAGGTATATGTACTACAAGTCCATCAAGTTTTTTAGTCAATTTTACTTGACAGGATAATCTACTTGTTTGATTTCTGACATTAAAATGCCAGATTTAATAGGTCAATTTCACCCATAATATATCTTACTCCTTCAAGTCTTAATAATTATGTTTCACTCACTTTCGGTTCTGTATCCGAAGGACGTGAATCTTCTTCTTTATTTTCTGCAGCTAAATCAGCTGTAGATTCTTCTTCTTCTTCTTCTTCTTTTTTTATTGCTTCTTGTTCTTCAGCAAATCCTTTTGCCAAAACTTCTGAAGTAGAAGGTTCTTTTTTTACATCCGTAGATGGTTTCTTACCAATGTTATATTTCGCCTGAAGATTCCAGTCCTTTTTTTCTTTAAACGCAATTATTTTAATTTGCGATAAAGGGGCTTTATCTTCAACAGCTTCTTTCTTAACTATTGATAACAAACTCCAGTCTTGCAATAAACTTGCAACTGTGTTTCTTCTTTGTATATCGTTTTGGATTAATGTTGCTTTCTTGCCGTCTAAAGCAAACAATTCTTTGAAATGTACTATGTAATATTTTCCTTGTTTATGTAGTATGTGACAAGATTGATATAAGATTTTATCTTTTCTACTTGCAACTCCTATTCGGGACAAGGTCTCCCTTATTTTCAAAAAGTCGTCTGGTTGTTTTAATGTTATTTCTAACATACTATCAGGCGACCATTGTATAGATTCATCACTCATTTAGTTCTCCCACCTTTGTCAAGTTTCTGTTTTATTAATTCAATATGTTTCTTTGATAGTATGTCCAGAGCAATTCTAGCTTTTTGATTGCTATAACCATAATATTCCTTTACATACTCTAGGTTTTTTGGACGACTTGTAGAAAGCCATTTGCCTCCAAACCTACGTTTCTTTCTTATACTATTTAGAAGAAAATGGAATTGTAACCGTTTAGCTAGGCCGTGTCTTTGATTCATTTCATTACCCATTAAAATAGTATCAACGTGTTGGGATAAACAGCGATTAATAACAAAAGGTGGGTACTTCTTTTCCCAAGTTATGTCATCGCTGTCTAATAAATTTTGTTTGCTATAATTGATTGCATTTAAATAATCTGATAATTTATACTGATTCATCTTTTTTTTCTTTCAATGGGTCCTTTATTTCTTTTATTTTAGAAACTTTATTGCTTTTAAATAATCTTTTAATTCTGGCATCATTACTCCTAAACCACCATCTCCAGATAGCAGACCTAGTCATAGAAACTACTGTAAATATTAAAGCAATTCCTATACTGTCCAATATGGTTGGATACAATCCAAATAGTGGAAAAAGTAGCAACTGTATTAAAATTGCCAAAATAAAACCACTACCTACATCTATTATACTTTCAAATATATCTCTTTTCATTTTATATAATATAATAATTAATAATACCCATTAGGAATACTGCTATTGCAACTGCATTTAAAAAGATTAATGCTCTATCGTGCCACAACATACCAACTACAAACCAGCCACTTACTCCAACTAAATGCACATATAAATTATATGGATAAACTTCCATAGATGTTAAAGACATTCCTAATAGTATAACAAATGCGCTAACCCATTTTATATACCAGGACAAGTCATGTAATGGTGTTATCTTGTTTACTTCAAACTTTTTCATTACTTAAACCATTGTAAGTACACTAGCCAAGGCACTAATATAGGCCAAACTACGTGTTCCACAATTTCGTATAACACAGCGAGTGTTAAC